GTAACAAGAAAAAAAGCTTTTGTTAAAAATATAGATGATGTAAATTTTGACGGAGGTAACCCTTGGAGTTCTGCTAACGCAACAGCCGTAATCTCTTCAGAGGAATATGTCATAGGTAGAAAAATTCAAGAGTCAAAATTGTTCGTAGAGTTTGAACTCGCATCGCCTTTAGACGTAGAATCATATAATGTAAATGATAGAGCGATTGTAGCTAATTATTGCTTTTGGCAGTACAGAGGTCAAGGCTGTAGATATTATGGATTACCAATAGAGACTGAAGGCAGTAAACCATTTAGGGATGCAGATGGCAATGCAGTTACCCCTTTATATAGACCTATAGATAATAATCAACAACATTTTTTTGATGATGTTAACGCTGAATGGAATCCTGATAGGGAGTACATAAAAGGGGATATAGCTTTTTTAACGGGTGAGCTTATACCTGACATACCTAGCCCTAATAATCAAATAAGTAAAACAACACCATTAATTAACACTAAAACTGTTTATGTCGCTGTTACAGGATCTTCTGGAATACATCCTAATGAGGGTCCATCATTTTGGCAAAAGGATACATGTTCTAAAAATTTATCAGCATGCAGGAAAAGATTTAATTTAGATAATCAATATACTTATGTATTAGGCAGCACTGAACTCGGCACTACAGGATTCAACATGATGTCATTTTTTGGCAATAAGTTTACTGATAGAGGTGATGAAGACAGTGCAGCTGGATTGTTTACAAGCACTGGAGATATAACTGGGTTTTTAACTGGAGATTTTACTCTTATGATTTGGGTAAGCGGTAGCACCGCGTCAAGTCAAAAATCAGCGATTGTAAGCACAACTCCTAGAGATGATCAATTTAAGTATTTTAATTTAAGTCGAGTAGAATCACAAGATGATAGTAGAACAGATGATATTCAATTTACATATCATGGATATAATCCCTATGACGTTGGAGAAGGTACTTTTAATAAAAGACAAATAGTAGGTTCAGTTGAAAGTGATTGGGATTGTTATTTTATAAGTAATGAAATAAGCCCTCCTAACGCTGCTGACGGAAGAGAAAATACATTTTTTACAATAAATAAACCTGATACTTTTTTTAGCGCTCAATCCACACCAATTGCAGAAAGAGGTACTTTTTTACCTGAAACTTTTACGATAGGTGGAATTGATTTAGGTAACGGATCTCATGCGTCCATAAACGGAGCACTGGGTCCATGCGCGTTATGGAAAAGAAAATTAACAGAGCTTGAAAGAAAATATTTAATACATAATATAATTACGCCGTCTAAAGACATAATTGATTTCATCCCAAGAAATTATTATGAGCTAACTGGAGACTTTGAGAAAATAAGTGGGGATGGGAACTTAGTTGCTTGGTGGGACATGACTACTGGCGCTTTTTCAAGCAGTACTGGTTTAAAAGATTTACATGAAAACAATATATTTTTAAGTGGTTCAGGATTTTTTGCAACTGGCTCTTTCAACGTGAATCTTAATGAAGAAGTGGTGATTTCCAATCCTAGTTATTATTACCCTAGGTTTGCAGGATACCCAGGAACTGATGGTTTTGGATATAGTTAATGAAAAAATTTAATACGGCTAAAGCAGCTTTGGAACACATCAAAATCTTATGCAATAAAAATCTAAGGTATGAGATATGCGGATTTTTAGGTTATAACATGGAAGATAATACATTTATTGTCCAAGAGGCTGAAAATGCCGCTGATAACCCACAAGTCTTTTTTTTAGTAGATCCCTTAGAATACTTATTATTTAAAGAGAAGTATTCAATATTAGCTCTATATCATAGCCACATCACAGGAGATGAGGAGCCGTCAGAATTTGACATGGAAATGTCTGAGAATTCTTGTCTGCCATTTTTAGTTTTTAGTCTAAATACTCAAAAAGTTCACATTTATGAACCACAAAATTCAGATTCAGATGTAAATACATTAGAAAGGATAAAGGCTTTACTATGACTAAAATATATTTACATGGAATTTTAAAAAAAGAATATCAAGAATTCTTTTGTTTGAATTTAAAAAATGCTACTGATTTGATAGATGCAATAGATTGTAATAGACACGGATTTAAAACAAGAATCGTTCAATTGCAAAATAAATGTTTTTTTTATGATATAATTGTAAATAAAAAAAGAATTAAATCACTTCAAGATTTAAAAGAAAAGCCTAAAAGGATTGATCTAGTGCCAGCTATAGCAGGATCTGGACCTTTTATTCCAATATTTTCAGCCATAGCAACAGGTATAGGCGCAGTGGTGGGCGGTATTGCAACCGCTGTTGGTGGGATAGCAAGCGGCTTTGGTTTTACAGGTCTTGGGAATGCAATAACTACCTTTGGGTCTAACTTTGCAACAGGAGCTGCAAATTTATTCGGAGGAGCGGCAGCAGGAGGTGCAGCAGGAGCTACAGCAGGAGCTACAGCAGGAGCAGCAGCAAAAGGCGCGGGCATATTCGCTAATGTAGCAAAATCTGTAGGCTTAGCAGCAGTTGCTTCCTTGCTTGCACCAAAGCCAGATTTAGGATTGCCAGCTCAACAAGAAATTTCTGCGATGGCGAACGCTTATACTCAGTCGTATATATTTTCTTCAAAAGATAATTTAGCTCAACAAGGTTCTTTTTTACCAATTGGTTATGGCAGACTAAAAGTAGGATCTGCAATAGTTCAAACATCAATAAAATCTTTTCCTTTAATTGTACCTGATGGGACAGCTTTACAAGCTGATACATTTGTATCAAAAAGCACACTTGGCACTCCAATAATAGCAAACTCTTTTGTATCTTAATGAAACATATAGATAAAAAAATAAGATTTGCTGGGTCTGGGCCACGAAGACGACAAGAGGCGATTCAGGCTATGTATCAAAATAGAGCAGCTAGAGCAGGTGCTGGTGCTGGAGGTGGTGGCGGTGGACCAGTTTTTAGACCTCCTAAACTTGGAGAGATGCAATATGGAGCATCATATAGTTTTTTAGAAACGTTAGATTTGATAAGTGACGGACCAATACAGGGTTTAGTAAACAAAAATGGTGAAGTTGTAAATGGAGAACAGATGCTTCAGGGAATTTACTTAAATGAAACTCCAGTGGCAGTAACTCAGAAAAATGATCCTACGACATCGACATCATCATCATTGTTTGGTGACATATTTGGAGAAAATTCAAACACAGTAGCGTCGGTAACTGGAGCAATTCCATTTACTGGAATGTTTGATCACTTATCTAAATCGAATTCTAATGATTTAATAGTAGCTCCAGAAGGTCAGCTTACAAATTTTACTGGGAAAGCAGGAAGTGAAGCTCCTAATTGGTCTGAGATAAATAGTGATGAACATGGAGATGTTCATACATTTAACACTAATTCAGCAATTTCTAACGGGTTAGTTTATGGAGGAATCGCTCGTAACTACAATCCTGAAACAGACGAAAGTACTACAATGGCAGGGACAGTCGTTAGTGTTAAAAACGATTTTCCAAAATTTGGTCTTTATATGGGCGGTGATCTCGATTCTCCATTCGGTGATGGTAGCAACCGAGATGATTTCAGTGAAGACCCACCAGACCCACCTAGAGCTATCTTAATTAATCAATCTGCTAGTGTTGCCAGCACTTTAGAACGTAAAAGTTCTACCTCAAAAAAAGCTAAACAAAAAGGTTATTTAGTATACTCAGATTTAACTGATATATCAACACTCATTAATACAACTAGGGACGTATTCGGAGACGGCGGTACTATTACTGGACCTAGCAACGGCGTTTACACTTTAGCAAGCACACCTGCAAACGCTGTCATTAGGGAACAAAACAACACAAACGTAACTAGTAATGGAACTCAAGTTTATAGAGTAGAATTCACTATTTTTGATTATGTAGAAGGCAGTATTAAAGTCCGTACACCGTTTAATATGTCCGATGCAGACGCAGCACAGGGTAATGGGACTTTTAGTATCACTGCTTTAGGCGATGCTGGAACCGCTGCTAATCAATTTCAGCTACAAACCAAAGGAACTAGTAGCACCTTTAAAATTAAAGATATTTTTATTTATGATGTAACTGATAATGGAATCCCAACAAATTACACATCACTAATTTCTTTTGGAAACCAAGTTAATAATGGTCTCAATTTTGATAAGCTTATTAAAAAGGATAGTGGTAGCCGTTACAACTTTTTTTCTGAAACAGATGCAACTAAAAGGCGTTCATCAGCTTACAAGTTAGCTCAAATATTAAGTGCTGAATTTGTAAAATTAGTAACCTTGAAAAACCAGGCTGAGAAAGAAGTTGCAACTGGCGGTAAATATCAAGTTGATTTAGTAGATAAAACTCTAAACAAACTAGGCGATTTCTTAACTATTACCAAAGAAAGCCCAGCGCCTCCAAAGGGAGGTAACAAACCGAAAGGTAAATCAGAGAACATAGCTGGATCTACTTCTCAGGATCAATGGCGAGATGCTTTCATGAATTTTTTAATAAACACAGAAAAAGAGATCTTTATAGCTTATAGACCGATAGAGACTCAAGCTGGTTTAAATTTTAGTATTGTTGATCCAACTATAATAGATAAACATCCCGATGGTTTCGAATATAAAAGCATTATCGATTACTCTTTTAGATTTCAAACTTCTGAGGGTACAGATTTATCAATTCTTGCTAACAATGACAGTGACTTAGAAATTTTTGATTTTCTTGTGCCACTGATAAATAAAGATGGGGTTTTAACTGGAAAAGTCCGTGGGTTTTATTTGATTTGTTTAAAAGATAGGTCTGCGAAATCTTCGATACTAAAAAGTCGCGGTAAAGAACAGAAGTATTCTTTTCAAACTGAAAAAAGAGGCATTAGCTCAGGATTAGTTAACACAATAAAAAACATATCAACTTTAAAATATAAACAAACTAATGCTTCAGTAATAAGAGGGCTGGTAAATAACCAGAAGTTTAATTACTCTAATGTACTCGCAGAGCTAAAATTAGGCACTGAGGATCAAAGCCCTTTTAAGTTTTTTAACAAAATTTATATTGATAAATTTTATGATAGTTTTCTTTATGGACCTTACAGAGTAGATCCAGACTTTAAAGTTCAAAGAATTGTATCTGATGCTAGTGCATTATCAGAGTTTGATTTTAATACTACTCTTGCTGAAAATGATTTAGAGGGTAGTACTGATTTAAGAACTGGTGTTGCTTTAGAAGATGACTCAACTAATTTTTTAAATTACTCTGACTGGGCTGATGGATTGAGACCTGCTTTTAATGAGCCATCAACCCCAGTAACTCATACTGTTTATAACCCTAATGTTGAAGAGGTTTTTGTAACTTTAGATATACAAACTTTAAGAGATACCTTACACACAGAAATTAAACCTTCAGTTTTATCAAATGAAGAAGATCCAGCAGACAGGAAATTAGCGGCTGGTGTTAATTATCCCGCTTTGCTAGAAGTTAGAATAAGCACTGGTTTAATAGATCCTAAAACTAATAAAAAAACAAAAAATGGAGAAGTTAGAGATTATCATTTTGTTGCATTAGTTAACTCAAGTGTTTTAGTTGATTTAGGTAACCCTGAAAGTTCTCCAACTGATTTTCCTTGGGTAAAATTAGATTCTTTTCAGGCCACATCATTTGAACAGAATAAAATAAATACTCCTATCAAACTCCCCCCAGCGATTAGAGTTGGGGCTGCTGGAGTAGGTGAGGGTAATGAGGAAGTGCCGCATAGATTTGTTGAGGTTGAAAAAATATCATGCGAAACTAATTCTGTTTTATTAGCTAGAAACGTAGTTTTATC